GTGCTGGTTGGTCCACTGTGAACACTGCGAACTATTCCAACGTGTACGGCGGTGCCGAGCAGACCACGAATGTTGCGCGCGCGAACTCAGGCGGTGGCGGTAACGAGGTCGGCTCCGGTAACGGCGCAGCTGGCACATTGATGATCCTGATCGGCTAAGGGGGCTGGCATGGAACCTGTACCTATCGCTCGCATCGTTGATGGTGTCGTGGTCAACATCGAAATGGCGTACCCCGACTGGATCGAACAGCAGGCCGACCCGGCGAAGTTCGTTACCTACGCCGATGAGGCACCCGCTCGGATCGGTGACACCTGCGACCCCGAAACCGGAGAGTTCACCGCACCGCTCTAACCAACCGTCCAAGCCGACAGATAGGCCGATCAATGTCCGAAGGCGTCAACGTGTCACTGGAAACGATCTACGCGCAGCAACCGGTGGCAATGCTGGCCGCGTGTTCATCTTTATTCCGAATTAGGGGGCTAGAGTGACGGTCATTACTGATATCACGAATGATATCCCGTTCGGCCTGGGGCCAGCTCTCGCTCCGTCTACTGCCGCTTCGGCTCGTGTGCCGGGTTCGTTGCATTGGGATTGCGCTGTGGGTGGTTTGCAGTTCTTGTTCGCTACCGCGCCTGAGCGCCCGTACCGCCGCCAGACGGCACCGTTCCGTGGTGCGCGTGTGGATAACTCTGCCTCACCTGGTGAGCAGTCTCTGGACGCGGGGTATTGGTTGCGTTCGCAATCGTCGTGGCATTACGGTAGTGGGCTTGCGTCTGCTGAGCCTCTTGAGATTAATCAGTCTGAGGCTTCGTTCCGGTATGCTCGTGGTGGCGGGGTGGACCCTTGGACTCCGGGGCAACTGTCGTTGTTGAACTCTACTTCCAGTGTGCAATCTGACGCTGGCGTGTCTCAATTGCTGTTGGGTGTTGGTACGGGCGTGTTGCATGCGTCTGGTACTACATTGCGCCATATTGCTACTGACGGTACGGTGACGGCGATCACTTGGGGTGGTTCGGTGAACGCTATCACGTCAATCACGACTGATGGCACGAACTATTACGCAGCGAACTCTACCGGCATTTATCAGGGTGCGTTGCCTTCTGGTGGTGGTTCCCTAATTTGGAACACGGGCGCTGCTACGGTTATCAGGTGGGTGAAGCAGCGCCTGATGGCGACTGTCGGTCGCGGTATTTATGAACTTGTTGGTGCCGGTCCATCTCTGCCTACTGCCCTTGATGCTGGCACTGGTCGTGCTTCTGGCTGGACTTGGACTGACATTAGTGAGGGTCCTGTCGGTATCTACTTGTCGGGGTATGTTGGGGAGTTTTCAACTGTTGAGCGGGTGACGGTCACTTCCACTACGACTACTGTACTGAATCAGCCGAGTGTTGTTGCAGAGATGCCTCGCGGTGAGACGGTGCAGTCCCTGTATTCGTATGTGGGCACATATCTTGCCCTTGGTACGTCGAAGGGTTTACGTGTCGCCTCGTTGAACACTGACGGTAGTCTCACCATGGGTCGCCTCGTGGTGGAGTCTGCTGATGGTGTCGTAGACATGGTCGCTGATGGCTCGTTCTTGTATGTGACGGTCGGTGGTGAGTGTGAGTCTGGTGACCGCACCACTATTGGTGGCTTGTACCGCGTGGATCTTGGTCAGAACTTGAACGATGATCCGCTGGATTTCGCTCACGCGGCTGACTTGTGTGCTCCTTCGGGCACGGTCGGTGATTGCACGCAGGTGACGACTGCTGGTGGTGTGCTGTATTTTGTGATCAGTGGTGTGGGTGTGTTTAAGCAGGGCTTGACGTATGTTGGTTCTGGTTGGATTGAGTCTGGCCGTATCCGTATGGGTATTCTTGAGTCGAAGGTGTGGCTTGACCTGCGGCTGCTTGGCGTGGCAGACATGGAGGGGTCTGTTGTGGCACACGCCTCGATAGCGGGTGCCACGGCCCCCTCTGGTTGGGATAGTGTGGTGACTGTGGATGGTGCCACGTCACGTCAGGTGGGTTCACTTTCTGGTGTTTCGCCGCTTGCTCAGGCTGACTTGTATGTGGCGGTGAACCTGATCGCACCTGTGTCGTTGACTGCTTCACCTTTGCTGATTGGTTACCAGGTTCGTACGGCTCCGTCGCCTCGCCGTAGTGAGCTGATTCAGGTGCCGTTATTGTGTCACGATTTTGAGACTGATCCTGATGGTAACCGTTTCGGCTATGAGGGTATGGCGTGGGATAGGTTCTCGCTGTTGAAGGATCTTGAGCAGGGTTCCGCTGCTGTGCAGTGGCTTGACTACACCACTGGTGAGTCTGCTGCTGCTTTTATTGAATCGGTTGACTCGTCACAGATCGCTCCACCTTCGCGTGGTAATAAGGGTACTGGTCGTGTCGTGAACCTAACCTTGAGGCTGGTGTGATGGATATTCCGTCGAATGCTAATCCTTGGCTTGATTTCATTGGGAAGGGTGTAGCTGTCGTCGTGTCTGGGTGGGCTTTGTATAGGCGTTGGCTTGCCCGTCACGCGCGCCGTCAGGCTGAGATGGAGGCCCGCATTGTTGAAGAGATTGACGCGAGGACTCGTCAGATTCAGCCTACGGTGACGGGTGATAAGACGTTGACGGAGTTGCATTCTAAGATTGACCGGATGGCTGATCGTCAGGTGATCATTCAACAGACCATGTTGGACCATTTGCAGCATCACGATAACCAGGATGATAGGCGTAAACTGGAATAGTGTCGCCGTTATTCCAGTTTACGCCACTAAGGTTGAATAAGTGTAGGTTTTGTTTCCATTGTGTAGGTTTTTTGTACATTCGTAATGTTCTTTTTTAGATTTGGGGTGACCGTGTTTACTGTAAAGTTTTGGAAGGACGCTGGTGAGCGTGCTGTGAAGACGGCTGCTCAGGCGGCTGTGGCTGTGGTGGGTACTGGCGTGTCTGGTATTCTTGAGGTCGATTTCGTTCAGCTCGCGTCAGTGTCTGCTCTTGCTGGCTTGGTGTCGGTGTTGACTTCGGTTGCTTCTTCTCGCGTGGGTGACCCTGAGTCTGCTTCGGTCGTGGGTGGTGAGTGACTGTGGCTGTAACACTGAACGGCTGGCCGTATCCGGCAAAGCGGATCATCAGGATTCAAGTACCAGGAACGAAGCGGTTTCTGAATGTGAACCAAGACTGTGCGCCCCTGCTTGCTGCGGTTGCTGCTGACTACCACAAGTTCATTCGCCCCATTGATGTGGGTTCGGTGGATGATGCTGGCTATGCTGACCGTGACGCGCGTGGCGCATCTGGCCGTAAGTCGAATCATGCGAATGGTACTGCGATTGATTTGAACTGGTCACGGGAGGGTGCGCAGGGCTCCAATTGGGGTGCGCGCCTCTTTGCCACCGCGAAGGGTCGGGCTGGGTTGGCGTTGATTAAGCGCCGCTACGGGTCAGTGATCCAGTGGGGTGGTGATTGGCGCGCGAAGGATTACATGCATTTCGAGTTGAAGCCTGGTTCTGATGCGCGGCGGGTTGCCGCATTGTGTAAGAGGCAGGGTATCAATTCTGCTGGTGTCCGCACTCGTGATGGAAAATAGGGCCTCTCTACGGGTCTAGGATTTCCACCATACTTCCTACTACTCTGAGTCTATGAAAACGTCTTAGCGTGGCTTACAGCCCCGTCTGTGGCTATTTGTGCGTCTAGTGCCCCCCACTTGGGGGGTTCTTTTCGCATTTCTAGGCCGGGAATGTTACTACCAGTCGTGGTACTACCAAAAATGGTGGCAATATCAGCATTGATCAGCACGTCACTAAACATCGGCTGCCCACTCAGGGCAAGGTTCCGCTGCTCACGTTCCACGTTCAGGCCAATATATTTCTGTGTCACACGCACGTCCTTGTGTCCGAGCATGGACGCGACGCGCAGGAGTGCCCCGTCTATGGACTGGGCACGGAGGCTGTCGAACAGTGCGCGGGCACCTGATCGGCGTAGCGTGTGCTCGCCTTCGCCCTTGATTGGGTAGCCGAGTGCGCCGATGGCGCGCTGTGCGGGCACGTAAGTGTGCCCTAACCTCTCTAGTGGTCTGACATTGGTGATATCACTAGATGTGGGGGTTGGTGAGTTCTTCGATGGCACAAGGAACCAATGGTCAGCGACACGACCTTGGTCTTCACGGTACCAGTCAAGCCAACGATCCAACTCTACAGCCAGCTCCACACACACCGGCAGTGTGTCGTGTTCTTTCGTTTTGTGTCGGTAGATATCTAAAGTGGAAGTAGCCCGATGATAGTCCGCTACTTTCAGCGTCTGCACTTCGGAGCCGCGCAGGAACGCGAACAAGCCAAGAGCAACAACGGCACGATCACGAGGATGCGTGCAAGCGTCCAACAGTTCCCCGAAACGGGTCACCGGTATGCGCAGTTTCTCCTGCTCCGGGACGCGGGCATTACCCCAACCGTGCAACAGGTCAGTGTCCTTATCGAGATATTTCTTCGACTGACACCAGGAGAAGAATGAGCGCAGTGCTGCGAGGTATTGGTTGCGTGTACTAGGTGACCAGTTGGCGTCAGTGAACAGACTATCCACGAGACGGTCACTAATATCCGCTATACGGATATTGCCCCATTTGGAGCGGGCTACGAGGATCGGCTGCAAGCGACCCTTACGGGTTGAAGCGGACAGGCCACGAGCTGATAGCGACCGAGAGTATCCCGGTAATGCATCATCAAGATTCATCAGCCCTCTATTTGGTAGTGGAGTTCACTGTGCCACTCTAAGTGATCATCCATGTTGTCGCGCTCCACGAGCGCGGAGCAGACGTGGCATTTATCAACGTCAACATAAGTTGAGTACGGGGCTTTATTGTCCTCTAAGTGCATGGGTTTACCCTTTCTCCGTGTAGGAAACCTAGCCTAGCACACATCTCACACGCTTCCCAACCACCATCTTACACACTTACGCTGGAAGTCTAGATACGGCTTAACACTGCTAGTATGCCCGCCCTTTAATGGGGCGGGCGCTATACTGCTTTCTACCTTCGCTCGCAGGCCCCTTGCGGGGCCAGCTCGCTCAGTACTGCTGGCTAAGAACAAATTGTAATCATGCCGTCGATAATGTCAAGCAGACTAGCGTGTGACCTTTATCACACCGCTGATACTTGTACTTCTGCCGTAGATACCCTACTGTTGCCGTTGTGACAAAAACCCTACAGCAAGTTCTCGGGCGAGCCCACCTGTCATACTCAACACTGAGTTCGCTACAGGATTGTGGTGAACGGTTTAGGCTTGAGAAGATCATGCACGCACCGCAAGGTGAAGCATGGTACTTCATCGGTGGACATGTTGTACATTCAGCAACAGAACTATTGGACAGGGAGCAGTTTAACGGACTACCCGCATCCGATCCCACTGAGGTGTTCATGGCCGAGTGGGTATCAGAAATAGCGCGCCTAGTAGCGGAAGACGTGGACCTGTCCACAATCCGTGCAGGCGGACGTGCCACGAAAGAATACCCAAACAAGGAAGATGCTTCCTGGTGGCTTGCGAACGGGCCAAGCATGGTGGAAGCATGGGTGCGATGGCGTGACGCACGCTACGCGGAAGGCTGGGAACTACTCACGCAAGTCAACGAGGACGGTGAGTTAGTACCGGCTATTGAGGTGCCGTTCACGGTGATCCTTGGTGACACGCCCGTGAAGGGCGCTATTGATAGGGCCTTCCTGAAACCAGATACTACGATTCTTGTGGTCGATTTGAAGGCAGGCAAGCAGACGCCACCCGGCTCCTCGCAGACAGGACTGTACGGTTTGGCATTGGCTACGACGCATGGCGTGCAGGCGCACACTGGCTGCTTCTGGATGGCTAGGACAGGTGAAGCGACCACGGAAACGTCACTGTTACATTACACGCCCGAGCTGGTTGGTTCCTGGTATGCTGCCGGTAGGCGCATCATTGAACAGGAAGCATTCATCCCACACGTCACGTCATTCTGCATGTCGTGTGGTGTGCGGCAGTATTGCACGGCACAGGGCGGGGACCCCAGTCCCTTGCTCAATTTGACTTCTAAATAATCTAGTTCTACAATTAGGTAAGTTCACTACGTGAAAGGAAACAGGGACATTGACACAGAATACGGAACCGTCACACAAGTTTACCGTGAAGATCGGCGGGAACCTGCGCACCATTCAAGGCTACACGCTGTCAGAATATCAGATGGCACGAGCGGAGGCGTTCGATGAGTTGCAGGGCGATATTGAGTTCAGTAATGCGGCGGCTGCTGTGGGGAACCTTAGTCCGCTCGTCGGACCGAACATCACACAGTCCACTACCACTCATGCTACTGCTCAACAGGCGGCTCCTGTCCAGCAGGTGACGCAAGAGAACCCTTGGCAGCAGGCACCAGTAGCGCAGCCTAATCCGCAGCAGTTCCAGAACGCTACAGCCCAGGTGTCCCCACAGGGGGGACAGATTCAGCACATATGTGCCCACGGGCAGCCAATGAAGTTCGTACCACCAGGTGTATCTAAGCGCACCAACGCCCCCTATCCTGGTTTCTTCGCGTGTGCCGTTTCTCAGCGTGGCGAGAAGTGCGCCACAGCGAACATCTCAGTGTAGCAATCTAGGTTTCGGTGTGGCGGGAAGCGCACCGAATTAACCTCCGCCGTGGTGGAGCTAGCGGTGGAACAGGCTACGAGCCAGTACACACCCTCCCGATAACGCTATAGGCATGGCTCTTGCTTGGCGCGTGTAGGGACAGGTGGTACTCTCGTAGAGCCAGCAGGGCTTAAGTGCTCACGCCTCTCAACGATGCGCAAATCAGCACCCCGTGGCTGGCACCCTAACACTTCAACAGCAAAGAACAGGAGGGCCAGTGAGACGCCTAGACCGCACAGTCCTCTCCACCAACAACAGCGCACCGTCCCTCGACGTGGGCTACCGTAGCCTGGCGAAGCGACGCATCGGAATCCGCAAAGGTGAGGTATCGCTCATTGCCGCTCAAAGTGGTGTAGGTAAAAGCACCCTAGCCCTGTCCATGACGATGCGCAGCAAGGCTCCGACCATCTACTTCAGTGCTGACACGCACGCGCACACGATGGAGATGCGCACCATAGCCATGCTCACTAACACGCCACAAGAAACAGTAGAGACTTTGATTGCACAGGACCGCCAGTGGGCCGCTGACGTTATCAAGCAAGCCAGTCACATTAAATGGAACTTCGATAGCGCACCGGACGTGACACTGATCGAGAACGAAATCAAAGCACACATCGAGTTAACCAGTCACGCACCGGAACTGGTGGTAGTGGATAACCTTACTGACTGTATTGTGGATTCGGGGAATGAGTATGCGGAGATGAAAGCGATGCTTAAAGATTTCAAATACTTGGCACGCGAATACGACACGGCGTTCCTGGTGCTAGCACACGTGTCTGACGGTGTGATCGTGACTGACGGTCAGTGCCCCCCGAAGGGGAAGATCCTCGGTCAGATCGGTGCGACACCGTGCCTGATTCTAACATTGGCTCAGTGGAATGATCACCTCGGTGTGTGCCCGGTCAAGAACCGTTACGGGAAGGCGAGCCCTGCCGGGAATGACGTGTCTTGGTTGTCGTATGCGCCGGACACGATGCAAGTTGGAGAACTAGAGGTGGCAGCGTGAAACTACTGGACTTGTTCTGTGGAGCTGGCATGGCAGCGGACGGCTACGCTACGGCTGGATTCGCGGACATCACTGGCATTGACATTAACCCACAACCCGACTACCCCTACGAGTTCATTCAAGCAGACGCGCTACAGTACCTGCAAGACACAGACCTGTCCCAGTTTGATGCGATACACGCATCCCCACCATGCCAAGCATTCACGCGAGCATCACACCTGCGCACCGCGCAAGGTGGCGTCAGTAAATACGCGGATCTTCTCACTCCAATACTGGAACTACTACAGGCCGAGACTATTCCCTGGGTGGTGGAGAATGTACCCGGCGCACCTGGCATGGAAGGGTCCGTGATAGAATGCGGCAGCTCATACGGTTTGGGTGTGCGTAGGCATCGACTATTCAAGTCAAACATTCCACTCACGGGCTCCGTCTGTGACCATAAGACCCAGGGACGACCGTGGGGTGTGTATCATGTGATGAACGACAACGTGCCATCGGGAGGTAGGACTGTGCGAACGTTGGAGCAGGGTTGGGAAGTGATGGGTGTTGATCGTAAGATACCTTGGGCCTCCTTGAAGGAGGGTTTCCCGCCCACGTACACGAAACATGTCGGTGAGCAGTTGTTGGCGGTGCTGTCGTGACGATGACTCGGGCCATGACGTTAGAGGAACAATACTGGCGCAAGCAGATCGCTAGCGAGGTAGAAGCACTAGCCAAGCCACCCTTGCCACTGATGGTGCCGTATGGTTTGGTGTTGCGTGTGATTCGTACAGGAAGCAGGAACTAAAGTGAAGAAGCGTGAGTTGCGTAAACAGTTGCGCGCCTTGGCGGTGACTGTGACACGGCAGGACGACACGATTAACGAGCTGCGTGAGGCCGTGCGTAAAGGCGCAGGTGTCAATATGGCCCTCTCTAACGACCTAAAAACCCTAATCAACGGTAAGAACCTAGAACTGCGGAAAGTCCGGCTGGAAGCCTACGAGGCCGGTGTTGAGGCGGGCCAGGAGCAGGAACGCGAATGGCAGCGGCAACACTCGGCACGCGAAGAAAAGCCTAGCGAGCAGCTCAATCATCGACGCTGGCCTTGGGTTAAACCGTGAGCGCCGCGAACAAGGCGAAAGGTAGCCGTTTCGAGACGGAAGTTGAAGAATACTTAAACAAGGAAGGCACCCGCGCACGACGCCTACCCCGCGCTGGTGCTAAAGACATCGGTGACGTGGCGTTAGAGTTGAACAACAAGGTCGTGCTGGTGATGGAGTTGAAGAACGTCGCCTCAGTGAATATGGCTGACTTTCTTCGACAGGCTGACACAGAAGCCAGTAACTATGAGGCGAAGTATGATTGTGCAACTGTTGGTGTGGTTGTGGTGAAGGCACGGCAGAAGAGTATTGGTGAGGCGCGCGTGACGATGACTGTAGACAGGTTGCTTGATTTGTTGAGATGGAGCCAACTGACATGACAGATTTTACCCCTTTCCCGAAGATTCCCCGATTGAATCGGGACTGCACGATCACTGAAAAAATTGATGGCACTAATGCGGCTGTCGTGATTGAGTCATTCGACTTTGGCCCGAATGTAGGTGTCACCCATAGGGTCACTGCACAGTCCCGTAACCGCATCATCACTCCCGATGACGACAACTTCGGTTTCGCCAAGTGGGTGAGCAGTAACTCAACTGAGCTAATGCGCACACTTGGATTTGGGGTCCATTTCGGGGAATGGTGGGGCTCCGGTATCCAACGCAAGTACGGACTCACAGGTGACGACAAGCGGTTCAGTCTGTTCAACGCCTTCCGATGGAAGGATGCTGACTTCTCTAGCGTCCGTGGTCTTGGTGTGGTGCCGGTGCTATATGAGGGACCGTTTGATAGTAGTGTCGTTGCTGGCTGCTTGGACGACTTGCGACACAACGGGTCTAAGGCTGCCGACTTCGCCAGCCCAGAGGGCTTGATCATCTACCACCACGCAGCCAAGCAGTATTTCAAGGTGACGTGCGAGAACGACTCACAAC